CAATCGTCCACATGTTGATACCGCGGTTTTGCCACTCGATTGTCATCAAGTTCATGGACCGTCTAGCGGTACGCAAGTCATAGCCAGACCGCATCTCACGGCCCGCGCGTTCCCATGCTTCTTCCGCGATCTCCGTGAAGTCCATATTAAACGCTGTGGTGCCTGATGTTGTCATTTCTTAGTCTTCCGTTTTGCAGGGGAGACCCGCCGTGGTTTACCTGCAGGTTGTCCAAGCCGTTTTTTCTCGGTGATTTTCTTGCGTTTTTCAGACGCTGTCATCTCGCCGCTTGTCTTAGGCGTTTTGCTGGACACTTTCTTTGTTGGTCTACAGTAGGGTGTGCCTCGCTTTTCGCCTTCTTTACGTCCGCAAGCCTTACCAGTACGCACATCTTTCCAGTCCTCTTTGAACCAGCGTTTGAGTGCCGCGCCTTTTGCTGTCTTGCGAACCGCCATTACTTACCCGCCTTCTTCCTGCACTTTGCAATCGCCCCACTCGCATACGCGCTTGGGAAAACCTTGTAGGAAGATTTTACTTTTCGGTAACACGCGTCCTTGACTGTACCGCCCTTCTTGTAACCTTTGCTACAAGAAGAACAGCCACAGCTCTCAGATTTGTAATACCTACGCATCAGCGCATCTTACAAACTTTGCCGCCACGAGCCATGCCGTAGCCGCGGATTTTACCGCCTTTTTTCATTTTGGGCATCAACTCCCCCCGCGCGGCTCTTTCGTTCATGTTGATATTGTCAGGGCTACGAGTGCTACCCTCTTCTACCATAGGAGCCATATTTTTAGGGCGTGCTTTAGGGCGCATCTTCTTCATAGCGGCCATTTTTTCCATATCTTTTGGGCGCATTTTGGGGCGTGGAGAGGTCATAACGCCCATTCCGGCTTGATATTTTTTCATCTTACGATTCCCTTGTAATTGTGTTTTCATCTGTGTACGCCCTATAGCCATCTAACAATTCCACTTCCGCAAGCTCTTGTTGATACGACTATCGGGATCATTTGCAGTTTTTGCGCTTGTGTTACGTTTCTTCATGCCCTGCATACGGGCGCAGAAAGACTTCCGGCGATTCGCAGCCTTTGAGCCTTTCTTGAGCTTACTCGGCTTTGTGGTAACCGCAGTCTTCAGCTTACTTCCGGGGTTAGCCTTGCGGTAGCTGGCCACGCCTTTGGCATTGAGGCCACCGGACTCGCTTTTACCCTCTTTGCGGGTCCACGCAGGGGACTTCTTAACGGAGCCACCTGATTTGTAATAGCACCGCATAGCACACCTCTAGCTGTAAAATACTGTCATGGCGCTGATGTTGGTCATAGCCGTGATAAGTACGTCATTCTGACACCGGAGACCCCAGTCTGGAATGTTTACCGAGTGTGAGTCTGAAGCAAGGAAGTCTAGGTCAAGAACAGTCCGACCACCAGAACCATCAGTGATAGTAAGGCGTCCTGCGCCACCTGCGGTAGTCAACACCTGAACCTGACGGATTCGTGCGGGGCCAACACCAAGAGAGGCGGCAGTAGTGACTCGTTTCGACTGTACGTCTGAATTAGCCATCCGTTATCCCTTCTTTTTTGAAGGACGGCCACGCTTCTTAGCAGGTTTTGTTTCCCACGCCTCATTCACATCAGGAGTAGAAGGGTCGTCTGCTTTAAGCGTACCGTCATCATTTCGAGCACGAACAGGAGTTGTTTTGATGGGAGAACCATCAGCGTTGAGTCCGCGACGTGCTAGCTCTTCCGCAGAAGCTGGTTTGAATCTACTCATAACCTAACTCCTTACGATGCTGCGATTGTGGCACCTGTATCAGAACGCTTCCAGTCTGTGCCATTAGAGAAGGCCAAGATTGCTGCGCCTGCTGCACCATTAGAAACGTATACAAGCGTACCAGCACCTGCATCAGAGGCTGATGGAGCGGTTGCAACTGTGTATGTTGGAACTTTGATGTCGCCGATAAAACCAGCGGTTGAGGTCACTGGACCTGAAAAGGTAGTATTCGCCATGAATATGTCCTCACATGCGAGTTAAGTGAATCTGTCTGCATGTCGTCAGTCGGGCCTGTCAGATTCACGGGATAGTCCCGATAATTAACAATCTACCACCGTATAACGTGATATGTCAACAATAAGAAAAGGGGCCACCGAAGCAGCCCCCTCTTTTAACGTGTCACCTAGCTTATGCGCCGGGGGAACCGTAGATACCCAGTGGGTCAGATACACCGAAGCTGTAACGCTCACGAGCTTTGTAGCGGCTGTTGCCAGTATCAAAGTCAGCGTCCATCGAAGTAGCCATTGGGCTACGTGTGAAGTGCTTCAAGCCGTTTGGAACGTCTGTCATCAAGAACCATGCGTTGGTGTCTGTCAGATAGTGGTTGACAGTGTAACCTTCAGGAATTGACCCGTTGTTACGCAGTGCGTTGATGTCGTTGTCTGCTGTGCCTACACGACCCTCGGTATCCAACAAACGTGTTGCAACGAATTGCAACGCTGGCGGAATAACCAATTTGCGTGGTTTAGCAGCAATCAACAAGCTACGTTCGTCAGTCCAACCTGCAATCTGAATAACAGCCGCTTCCAAAGAAGTTTCGTTAAGATCAGCCGCAACTGTTGGACGGTTCGAGTTTGAACCACCAGATACCAATGGATGATCGGTAGCACACAAGGATTTACCGTCACCGTATGTGGTGCCTGCAGCGAACGCGTTGTTAAGGATTGATGCAGCCTTAACTTGCTTGGTGTACGCCATCGCACGAGCGAGTGCTTTAGTATAACGAGATGACAAGGAGTCATACAGGTTATCTTCAATAGCTTCCTCAGTGATTGAGAAACCCATTGCCACTGTTTCGTGTGTATAGCGAGCGGACCATGCTTCTTGCGCGTTGTCGTACTCGATTGCAGAGCCTTCGTCTTTGACTGGGGCTGCTGAGAAACCGGATAATTTGGTTTCTTCCTCAAATGAACGATCTGAGGACTCTGTTTCAAAAATTTCGGCGTGTTCTTCACCGTATTTTGCGTATTCCATTCCGAACAATGCGTTCAGGCCGGGGAGCAGCTCTTTAAGTAGCTGGGCGCGTGAAATAGCCATGTTTTATTCTCCTTATACGCCAGTTGCGTTCTGATACTGGTGCATTCCAAAGTTGAACTTAACGACCAGCTCGACATATGTGTCTGCAGCGGTTGCTGTCTCGGCCACTACGTCAATGACGCGGATTGGCAAAGTGTTCGTAGTGGCTGCTGAAGTCGAAAGTACAGCGACCTTCGAGTTCCCAGTTGCGGTGGAACCTGCGTTTTGAACAAGCGACATGTTGTTGCCTACAACAGTGCGACCTACGCCAGCGATTACGGTTGTGCCGGACACAACAGCAACTTTATAAAGCTGGTCAGGATCGTCTGCTACATAAGCAACGATGTCGTTCGCTGCAGTGTTTGCAGGGAAGTATTGGCTATACAACTCATAACCCAAGTTAGGGTCAGTATAGCGACAACCGAGGAATACACCTACGGGAGTTGCAGTTGTAGTGCCTTCGTCTTTTTCAAGCGTGCCGTCGGCGATTAACTTCACAAGGTCTCCGTTAAGAAGATTTGTGTCGTAGCCTGAAGCAATAGGTATTTGACGAGTTGCCCCGGCAAAGACCTGTCCACCGACCAAGTTGATCGGTTTCAGCCCATAGGGGGCGTCAACAGTAGGATAAGCCATTTTAAGCTCCTAAGATTAAGTTCCTTTACCGAAAGTAACCTTCGTTTTCCGTTCATTGAACAGGGGCATACGAGGATCATTTTCTCTCATAAGGTTGTTATCAACGGAGTGCATCTGAGACTTTGCTTGGGTCGAGTAATACTCGTTCCGCTCTTCAACTAACTCCTTTGGAGCCTTACATAGCATCAAACCACCAATAACTATGTTGTCCTTAAAGCGTTCTTGCTCAATGGCAACCATTGTAATTTCTGGATGATCTGTTGCCTTTACAGGCTCCCAACCTTCTCTAAGTTTTGAAGAAACATTGGTGGCGTCTACTTGACCCTGCGTGCTGACGCGGACCCAGTGATAGTCGTACCCTGCCTCGGGCGTCGGAGATGGAAGCACCTCTGGACGAGTCCAAGACTTTTTGCGAACTGTACGCTCACGAGTTTCGAGTTCACGATTAATGCGATTCTCAGCCATTTTGTTTCCTCATATCTATTGCAACCTGTTTGGCGTATTGTTCGGGTGTCAACCCTAACCGTTTGGCGATCTGGACCTGTGTACGTGTCAACGTCACTTTCTTGGGTGCTGTGCTCCGCGTTGCGGGGGCAACCACTTGGGCCTTTTTACGCTTCGGTTCGGCATCCTCAAAATTATCGGGGAAGACCTGACGCATACGAGAGTCAATCGTCTCGTAGTATTCATCACTCTGTGGGCTTACGCCCTGTTTGACAAGTTTGTTGTGCAACCCCAGCGCCAAACTTGTCATTTCATCGTCGCTGCCAAACCATGAATTGTTCTTTTGCCAATTCGCGGCTCGTTCATCGACTTGTACTGCCGGGGCGATCTGTTCTACCTGCGTTTGTACAGGGGTTTCTGTCTCCTGTAAAGCAGGTAATTTGAAGTTTGCTAACCTATCGGACTTAATCTTAGCATTGGTTAGCTTTTCTTGTGCTTCTAGGACAGCGTCTGAATCACCAGATTCGTACGCTTCTTTGTACGCACGCTTGGCTCCTTCGGTTTCAATCGCGGCGTTCTTCTTAGCCTGCTCAAGTAACGCTGTCTGGTTCTTGTTGACGTTGCCCTTTAGCTTTTTGTTTTCTTCCATAAGCTGTTGAGTGACGCGCTCAAGCTCCTGACGCTCTCGGAGAGCTTCTTCTTTAGCTCTACGCTCATCATGGTAGCCTTTGCTGAAATGCTGGATACGCTTGCGAACTTTGTCTGAATAGTCTTCCAACTCTTCGTCAGTGACATCAGTCGGCGGCTCTGACGCTTTACGGCCACGATCAGCTTTCGGCGTATCGTCAACAACTTCAACTTCAAAGTCGTCATCGTCAGTATCCACTTCACCTTCAGGTTCAGGAGCGGCATCTGCTCGGAAGTCATCCGCAGTCTTTTTGCCAGAGATGTCGATCTCCACTGCGCTAGACTCTTCGATAGCCATTTTGTTGTCATCTTCATCATCGGGAAACTCAAACTCTACTTTTTGAAATGCCATATCTATGCCCTCTGAATGCCACTAGGGTCGGTTACGACGGCTTCTACGGAGTCATCGTTCATCAAACGATACTCTACACCGCCAATGGTAAAGCGTGTCCCTGAGTTCATACGGAACATCACGAAGTCACCCTCTTTACACCAAGCTCCATCGGGGAAGCGGTCTTTGTCCGCGTATGCCCCGTCGCCCATATCAACCACCAAGCCAATGATAGACATGATGTGGTCTTGGGTTTTGGCTGTTTCAGTTTTTAGGATAGACGTCCCTGCTACGGTCTCTTCCGGTTGCGGTAGTGCAACAAGAATGCGGTAGCCCACGGGTCGTGGTAATTGTAGTTCTAGTTCAGCATCGCTGATTTTAACTGTTTCTTCAGTCATCATCGTTTTCCATATAGTTTCGCGCAAGGTCTTCAACATACGATTTGCTGGCTTCGAGACCCCGAATTAAGCCAACAACCTCCCTATAATTCGCGTAATCTTTAGGTGACCCCGCGGATAGGAAACTCTGTGCAGACGAGATGTCCTCGTCGATTTTATTTTTCAGCACGTCAAAGACGGTTTTAGCCATG